GGCGTGCCGTTTGGCACTGGTTTTTTTGGCTTTTTAGAACTTGAGGAAAAGTTTTGTAGTGGTTGGCGGGCTCGTTGGTGGCGGGTCGGGCGGGTAATGTACGGCTGTATCGTTTGGGGTCAAACGGATTTTTTGCGAGTGGCGGTAGCGTCACTTCAGTCAACCAAGAAACCGTGCAAGTGTGCCGATCGCGAAGTCGATTCCGCCCGCGATCGCTTGGGCCAGGTCGCTGTCGGTGCCGAGTTCCTGGCCGAGGCGGACGAGCACCAGCTGTTCGAGCAGGCGATTCCAGAGGCGGGCCATGAATGAACTCCTTCGTGTGAACGTGGCGTACTGTAGCGTTATCGTTACTACGTGCAAGCCCAGTTGAGCAAGAATTTTTTCGTGCGGTTTTCCTCGGAAATTACGAGGGCTTCCGCTTGCGGCGCGGCTTGGGTGCCGCCGGCCGTTCGTCTTTGCGAAGGTTGGATCTGGTGGTCAGGCTGGCTTTGAGGGCCAGCACGTCGGCTCGAAGCACAAGCCAGGCCCGTTCGCCGGCCTTCCAGCCACGCAGGCGGTTATCGCCTTCGCCCAGCAGGCGGCGCAGATAGCCCTCAGTGCAGCCTGCCAGCTTCACCGCTTCGGCGATCGTCACCCAGTCTTTATCCGGCGAAGCCAATGCAACCATCCATGGATTGTAACGCTAGCGTGCTCTGGGCACAACCTACCTGCCAGCCAGGCCGCTGTATTTCACCAAGCGTGCGCAGATTTGCCGCCTTGCGCCTGCCTCCCGTACCATACTGAACAGACCAACCAGCGGAGGGCATGGTGGTTGTACGTTTGTACACCATGCCTATACTCCGCGTTCACAAGGGAGGATTTGAAATGCTGTTGCGTGATTTCCTGAATGACCGCTACGCCGTGCTTCACAACCTAAAGCCGCGCACCGTCGAGATCTTCGGACACTCTATCGACCGGCTGCGAGACTTTCTCGGGCGCGAGCCAGAACTAGCGGATTTTGACGATTTGACCATTGGCAAGTTCCTACGGTGGCGGGCCGTCACGCCGCATCGTGGGCGGATCTGTGCAGCCGCTAGCGTAGCCAAGGACAAGGCCCACCTGGTCAGCCTGTGGAATGCTGCCGCCCGCAAGAGGCTCGTAGAGGTGTTCCCGGACCTGCCCCGTGGCATTGTCAGGGTGCCGCACCGCTCGCCGTCTGCCTACACGGTGGAAGAGATCAGCCGCATGGTGCAGCAGGCCAGGCGGCGGTCAGGGCTGATCGGCCCGTGCCCGGCTCCGTGGTTCTGGACCACGCTGCTGATGTCGAACTGGTACACGGGCGAGCGGATCGGGTCGCACCTTGAGACAAGGTGGGAGCAGGTGGACACAGCCCGCCGCACGATCACGTTTCTCTCTGAGCACCGCAAGGGGCTCGGGCGAACGATTACACGTCAGGTCACGCCGCAGCTGGCGTCGATGCTCCAGGCTGGCCGTCGAGCCTCTGACGATCTCGTGTGGCCATGGACAGACCACAGGGCGGCGAACTCCATCTACCAGCGGATTCGGTACATCTGCCGGTCGGCGGGCGTAAAGCCGCGAGGCTTCCATGCAATCCGCAAGGCGGCCGGCTCCTACTTGAAGGCAGCCGGAGGGGATGCCACGGAGTTCCTGACGCACAAAGACAGCAAGACAACCAGGGATCACTACCTAGATCCCAAGATTGTCGGCGAGGCTTCGGCCCTGGACTATCTTCCACCGCTCGACCTTGGCTGAACCGGGCAAGCGGGGAGACGGCGCGTGGGAAAGGGAGACCCTGCGCCGCCTCTACCCGCCGCCCGGCTCGTCAAACGATCTTCGCGTCCTTGTCAATGAATATGCTCTCGCCACGCATGGCCCGAGCCTCCATTTCGGCGACCTTCTCCGGCGTGCCAGGCAAGGCGACGGTCGGCGGCGCGCTATCCATGGCGGCTTGAACCTCGACCACGCCATCCCCTGCTTGGTCGCGGATCAGCATGAATGCGTCGTGAATCAACGTCTGGTCAAAACGGGCAGCGCGGGCCGCGTACGTCTCGCCCTCAAGTGATTGCCCGCCGGCAATCTCGGGGTGTGCGAAGAGTCGGACGATATATCTCGCGTGTGCGTGGATTCGCGTCAGCCGGGTGAGCCAGACTCGAATTTTCGGCGGGGCCGATCGCTTGGTGGTCGGCGGCGGCTTTTCTCTTTTTGGCTTTTCGCTTACGCGCAGGCATAGGACTGCCTCGGAAGGCTCTTCGGCAAAAAATGTCCGCTGGACGTGCGGCATGGCGGATCATTGTCGCCCATGTGTCAACTAGGGCGCCGCGAGTGCCGCACCACCGCAATGATCGACCGCATCGCGATCCGATTTGTGGGCGACGCAAACCAAAGGTTCGCGTACTCGATCACACACCCGCGGAGCACAAGGTCGAGGGCGGCGGTGTGGCTGGGCTTGATGCCCCACCGGGCCTCGATTTGCTCGCGGACCCTGGCCGTGATCACCGGGATCGCATCGAGAACCTTCGCCCCGACGGCGTTGGAGTCGATCTTTCGAGCGTAGTCGGCCATCGTCCGCTCCGGCCACTGCCGACAAATCTCATCGACGATAACGTCGCAAGTGTGCTCTAGCGTGGCACCCGACGGCCCAATGAACTCGCGGACGGTCGCCCGCAGCCCTTCAAGAGTCAGCGTGTCGAGCGTGTCGCCCACCGTCACCTCCCGCCGTTTGGCCTGGCCGGTGAAACCGTCGCGGGCGACACGCCCGACGCGCCGCATTTGCCATCGGGGCACGCGGCCCCCTTCTTGCACGGGCACGACGGCGGGCACGGGCAGGGCGTCCGGTGGCCGTCGCCGTGCACGATGTAGCCCTTGCCGCCGCAGTCGCTACAGCACTTGCCGGGGGCCGGCGTTGGGGCAGGGGCGGGGGCCTCGACCGCAAACCCGGCGTAGGCCACGGCCACGGCCGCAGCGGCGCGGGGTTGCTCTTGGTCGATGGCGGCAGGCTCGGCCGCGAGGCTGGCGAGGAATGCGAGGAATGAACGCCACATGGTTACCAGCCTCGAGAGTGGTCAAGGAGTGGTTGACCGTCGTCGCCTACGCGGGCGTGTACGAGGTGCGATTCCTCGGGCGGCTTCTCGGCCACGAGGGCGATCCAGAGGAACGACTTGGCGGCGCGGGCGACCCACCGAAGAACCGGGCGGTCGGTCTGCGGCCTCGGGTTGACGGGCGAGGCCGGCGAGCTTGACAGCCACCAGCCGGCGGCCATGCAGGCAATGCAGAGAATCACGAGTTGGCGATTTGTCAGCGTCATTTAGAACCCCAACTGGAAATCGAGAAACTGATTGCGGACAGGGAGCCGCGTGAGCGTGTCGACGGCCGGCGCGAGCCAGTCGCCGTGGTGGATGTCGCGCCACTTGAACCCGGTCTCGACGGAGCCGATGGCCCAGGCGTCGCCGAGCATTCCCTCGACGACGCGGCGGCGTGCCCAGAAGGCGCCGGCCGGAAGGTCGTCTGGGTAGCGGTTGGTCTGCGGGCCGATCCAATTTGGACCCCACGAATTCAAAATGCAGATCAAGTCGTCTGGTGCTCCGTTGGCTCGGTAACGCACAGCACAAGCCACCATCTGGTGCATCCATGTGCCCTGAGCCTCGGCGATGCCGCTCGGTCCGAGCGTTGAGGAAAAGCCCTGCGAGCTCGCGAGCGTCACCGGAAAGCCCGCCTCTATCGCGGCCGTGAGCTCGGCCCAGTTTCGGACTGCCACGACGTGCCGGCACGGGTGCCGCTTGGCCTCGGCGTCCATCTTGCCGCCGTCGGCCTGGCCTCCGCACCCGTAGGCTCCCCAGTCCTTTTCGAGCTTGGCGTCGTACGTCGTGAGGTCGACGCCCGTGTATTGTTTGCGGTACACAACGCCCCACTCGCGGAGCCACTTGGCCGCGGCGAATCCGGTGGACCCGTCCGACCATCCCGCGAACGTCTTGCCCCTGGCTTCGCAGCGGCTCCCGCCGTAAATCGCTTCGGTGCTCGGGGCGAGTGGCGGCTCGCTCGCCTTGCCTAGTTCCCAGTCGATTGCCTCGGCGATCCAGACCGCGTGCATCGCACCCCACGCGACACATGAGCCGTTCAGTTGCTTGCCGACCACAAAGGGCTTGCCGTAGCGAGCCTGGTGGGCGCGTTGCATGGCCCGGTAGAGAAACGTGTCGCGGCCGGCAGCCTTTTGCATCGCTTCGGGGGCGGCCTGTGAGAAGAAACGCTCGTCGCCGAGCTCGGCAAGAAACGCTCGCGCCCCCTCGGGATCCGGCGTGTACCCAAACCGCCCGCCGACGCTTTGCTCTAGCGTCACCCATGACCGGGCCGCGATCACCGCCGCGATGAACAGGAGCACCGCAGCGGCGACGATTCGCCACGAGCGGTAGGGCTCATCGTGCCGCATCTGCACACGCCCTCCCGAGCTCGCGGTAGGCGGCCACCCACTTCGACCGCTCCTCCGGCCCGACCGGCCCGCCCGAGGTGCCGACCGCTTTGTCGAGGTAGTCGTTGATCGCTTTCTTGACGTGCGGCTGGCGGGCGCCAATGGAGTCGCCGCGGAGCCTGGCCTCGCGGGCGGCGACCCGGAGGTCGTCGAACGCCACGCCGGATTTCAGACGCGGCCCGCCCTCGCGATCGCCGTCCGCTTGAATGCACTCGGCGAGCTCGTCGCAGAGGGCCGCGAGTTTGGCGGCGTCAGCGGCCGCCTCTGGCCCGATGAACAACCCACGCATCGAGAGCCCGCCGTCGGGCTGCGGGGCCGGCGTAGGGCCGCTGCGGCCCTCTAGCATCCAGGCGAGCAGGCAGCCGGCCACAAGGCAGGCCGCGAGCGTGTAGCGTGTGCGGTCGCTCATGCGTCGCTCCCGGCCACGAGGGCCAGCGTGAGCGTGTCGATCGCCTTCTTGGCCGTCTCGTCGAGGGCCTTCGTCTGCACCAGGCGGAGGCGGACGTGGGCGAGGTCGGCGATTGCCGATTGGTAGGTCGGGGCAATGTGCGGCGGCTTCGTGGCCGACTCCGACGGCCCGAGGATCACGGGCCGGGCCTTCCACGCGGACGGACCAAAGAGCAGGGCGGCGGCAGCACCCAAGAGAACGACGTAGATCATGCGGCGGCCTTTCTGACCAGCGGCAGGAGGGATTCAATCGCACCGGACGCGACGAGGAGAAGCAGTTGGCGGGCGGCCGGGCGGACGATGAGCCAGACCGGCCAGGCCGCAAACGGAATGCACTTGTCGGCGACGTTGTCAAAGAGCAGCGCGACGGCGTTCAAAACGAAGACCTTGCGGTCGGCCCCGTCGACCGGGATCGCGTCGGCTGCGGCCATGGCGATCTTGAGGAGCGACACGGTGAGCTCAGCAAACTCCGAAACCGTGACGCCACCAGCGGCGGCGCTTCTGGCGGTCGCCACAAACGCTCGCACCTTGTCCGCGAGCGAAAGAAGGTCAGTGGTAGCGGCGATCGGTGCGGATGAAATCATGCCTTGACTCCGACTATGTAAATTTCGAGATCAGCCGCTGCGGCCCCGTTGTTCGTGATCGCGATCACCTTGTTGGTGGTGGTTGTCGCCAGGCCCGTGCCGAGGTGCGTCGTGTAGAGCACGCCCTCGGGGCCAATGGCGATCGACGACGCCGACAGGGGCGTCCAGCGGTTGGTGACGCTGACGCCGGCCGAGAGGCTGGCAGTCGCCGAGCGGTTGACGATGAGCAGCACCTTGACGCTCGCGAGCGAGAGCGTGCCCGACCCGCCCATGAACACGAGCGGCAGGGCTCGGAGGTCGACGTTGGCCGTGGCGCCGGCCGCGATCGTGATCACGTCCTTGTAGTAGCCGTTGGCCTGGCCGCTGCCCGTGCCATCGGTGAGCGTGAACGGAATCAAGGCCGTCACCGAATCGGTGAGGGCTGTCGTCGAGAGCTCGTCGACCCATGTGGGCACGACGCGCAGCGTTCCGGCGAGTGAAAAACTAGCTGCCACTGCCGCTCCCTGGCGCTGCCGTAGAGGTGCCGATCAGAAACAGCGAGTACGTCACCGCTGCCGCGTTCGGATTCGAGATGCGGACGATCGAGTTGGCGGCCGTCACGACCCAAGCGTCGGTCTGATTGACCGCACACCATTCGGAGCCCGGCCCCACCTCTGCGGCGTAGACGGCCGTCGGGCGGCCGGGATCGACGCCCACTAGGAGCCGGCGGCCGGGCGTGGTGGCTTCGTTCACGACGCGGATCACCCGCAACTGGCGAAATACAAACGGCACCGTAACGCCAAGCGCCTGTTGCGAGAGGTTCAGTAGGTCGAACGTCTCGATCGTGTTGGCGGGGATTGTCCGCTGATCGGCAAACACGAGGTCCGCCTCGCCAGGGCCGTCGCCGTCGGTGATCGTGTAGGAGCCGCTCGCTGTGCGGCGGTTGACCACCGTGCCGACCTCTTGCGTGTCGGTGCGGTTCCATTGCAGGGTCGTCCGCAACGAACCGGCGAGTGTGTCGGTGACGGTGTCGGCCATTTAGATCAACCCGAATTTGATGGCACGGCGGGCGGCCTCGACTGTGCAACCCAACTGGAAGGCGACGAGCTCGATGTCGGCGGTGTTCGTCGGTTGCGGCCGTCGGCTCGTCACCTTACCCCAGAATTGCTGTTGAGGCGTGTAGTTTTTCGCGATCGACACGATCTCATCGGGGCCGGCGATCGGCTCGCGCCCATCGGCACCGCCACGACGGAAATGCGCGTACGCGATCACGCCGTTGAGGGTAGAGGCAGCAAGCCGGCAGGCGCAGGGGCTATGCCTGCTCGCATTCGGCCAGGCAGGCGGCGTAGCCGGCGAGGTCGACGATCTGGTCGTGTGTTTTTGTCGGCCCAAGGAACCGCGAAACCTTGTCGAGCGTCATGATCAAGGCCCAGTCGCTCGGGGTCAGCGGACGCTTGAGCACGTCGGCGAAAGCCGCGTTGATCATGCCGACTGTCCGCCCGAAATGTGCCTTGGGTCCGCCGTACTTCGGGCGGCGGTCGCGGACGGCCGCGATGGTCTCGTGGAGCAAGCCCTCGGCCGGGCTGGCGTCGTCGTCGGCCTGGGCGGCGATGATGCCGTCGCCAGTGAGCCGCGGCTCCTCGTCGTGGAGCTCTCGCTCGCCGCGGAGAATCCAGTCGACGGGTATCGGGGCGTCGGGCTCGAACGTCTCCTCGGGCTCGGGGCCTTCGCAGCACGCGGCATCCGCGGCGCACCCTTGGGCCAAGCGGGCCTCAACGGCGGCCCGTAGTTCTTCGTTGGCTTGTTCAAGCGTCGTACTCATGCGGTCGATTTCCTTTCGTTGGCGGCGGATCAGTTTGAGAAGGCGGATAACGTCGGCGGCGAGGGTGCCGGAGGTGCCGGTGTAGGCACCTGAGAAACGGCGGGCTCGGTACTCGGCGTCGCGGAGGTAGTCATCACTGAGCATGGCGACGCTCGCGGAGGTCGCGGTCGCAGAAAATTCGATATGCCTTGGTCATCTCGCGACGTTTATGGTCGATGACGATCGCGGCTTGGGCGGGCTGCTCGCCGCCTTCGGCCTTAATCCGCACGGCATAGGCTGAGTAGCCGATGACGCTGCCATTGCTGACGTAATTACGGCCGGCGGAGAACTGGTGCCAGTGCCCGATGCACGTCAAATCCGCCGGCCGGTGCGTGTCCCACGCGGCGATAGCCTTTTTGAGTGGGACATGGATGCCTCCGATGCCACCAGAAAACTTGATTGCGTGCCCGTGGCAAAACCGGATCACAAACCCGTCGAGGTCGAGGTAGTTGAGGTGCCCCTCCCCAATCTGCCAGCGGACATTCCGCCGCGACTCGGCGGACCGCATCGTCAGG